TTGAGGACTTCCGAAAGAAGTACCTGAATAGCGTGACGTTCGACCACCAGAGGAACGTCACGTCCCTGCTAGAAGAAGGTGAACCTGCCTGGCTTCATGGGAATATGACCTACGAGGTCGGCTATAAAAATTACGTTTTAGTTAACATGCCACCAGAGCATGCTAAGTCTATGACTGTCTCAATTGACTATGTGACCTACCGCATTGTGACCAATCCCAATGTGCGTATCAAGTTGGTTTCTAAGACGCAGGGCATGGCCAAAGAATTCCTCTATGCCATCAAGCAAAGATTGACCTCGCCCCAGTGGGCAGAGTTGCAGCGCAGATATGCTCCAGTTGAAGGCTTTAAGGCTACCGCCGAAAAGTGGACAGCCGACAGCATCTACCTTGAACGTGACTCAGGTGAAAAAGATCCTACCGTTCAAGCCCTCGGTATCGGCGGCCAGATTTACGGCGCACGTGCCGACCTCATTATTTTAGATGACTGCGTTACTCTCGCCAACTGCGGAGAGTTTGAAAAGCAGTTACGCTGGATCCAACAGGAAGTTCTTACCCGTGTTGGCCCAACAGGAAAAATCTTGGTCGTCGGCACACGCGTAGATCCAATGGATCTTTACCGCGAGATGCGTAACCCAGAACGCTATCCCGATAATGTCAGCCCTTGGACATATCTGGCAATGCCAGCTGTTCTTGAGTTTGCAGACAAGCCAAAAGACTGGGTAACCCTCTGGCCTAAGTCAGATCGTCCTTGGGACGCTGATGCAACCGAGGCAGATGAAAAAGGTTTATACCCACGCTGGTCTGGTGAGCATCTCAACCGCCGTCGCGGAATGATTGACCCAAAGACTTGGGCAATGGTTTACCAGCAGCAAGATGTTGAGTCAACTGCAATCTTTAGCCCAGAGTGTGTACGCGGATCTGTCGCAGGTATGCGATCTATCGGACCGCTTATTCCTGGCGCACCAGGACACCCTGAGACTCTCAGCAGTCAATACATCGTTGCCTCTATGGACCCAGCAATGTCAGGTGATACCTTCTCAGTCGTTATGTCTGGCGATAGAACCACAGGCAAGCGCTACTTGCTTGAGGCAAGCCGCATGCCAGCCCCGACACCACAGCAGATCCGTGATCTGATCTTTGCATGGACAGACAAATATAAAGTCAATGTCTGGGTCATTGAGAAAAACGCTTTCCAGTTGTTCTTGACTCAAGATGAGCAGATCAACAAGTTCCTTGCCTCACGAGGCATCCGCCTTGTTCAGCACTACACAGGTGCCAACAAAATGGATGCAGAGTTTGGCGTAGCCTCTATGGCACCACTTTTCGGCTCGTGCGACAACCAAGGCAAATTCTTAAAGAACAACTTACTGGAACTGCCACGAGCCGATAACGAACACATCAAGGCTCTTATTGAGCAGCTGATCACATGGTCAGCAGGAACCAAGAATAAGCAAGACGGTCCTATGGCGCTCTGGTTTGCAGAGACGCAGATGCGGGACTACATCAACCAGATGGGTTCATACGGGCAGACTTTTGTACAAAACAAGTTTGCCACACGCAGCCAAATAGCAAACCGTAAGGTCGTTAACTTGGAAGAATACGCAAGACTACAAGAACAACTAGCAGTGAATGGGGGAACGTTCTATGGCACTAGATATTGATCAGATCGCTATCAAAGTCCGCAAGCTACGTGACCATTACCACACCCGCGACTCACGCTGGTCAGATCTTCTCTCAATTCGTCAAGGCAACATCCAGCAGGTATTCCCTGGCATGTTCCCTGATGAGTTCCCTAAGCCAATGGTGTCAAACTTCATTGACATCGCAGCACGCGACGTAGCAGAAGTTATTGCTCCGCTCCCTGCATTTAACTGCGACACAACAGATGCTATTTCTGATCGCGCACGTCGCCGTGCCGACAAGCGCACTATGATTGCAGCAGGCTACCGCGATACCTGTAACCTTCAGACTCAGATGTACACAGCCGCAGATCGCTACCTTACCTACGGCATGATCGCATTTATCATTGAGCCTGATTGGGAAAACAATCGCCCAATGATTCGCATTGACAACCCAATTGGTTCATACCCTGAGCATGACCGCTTTGGCAAGTTGCTCTCATACACACGTCGCTACAACAAGACTGTGCGTGAGTTGATCAATGACTTCCCAGAACTAGAAGGTCAACTTCGTGGACCTTACGAGCAACGCAACTCAGAGCGTATGCTTGAAGTATTCCGCTATCAGGACAAGAACGAACTCATCCTCTTCATCCCTGAGCGCAAAAACCTTATCCTTGAGCGTGCTAAGAATCTACTTGGTGAACTACCTGTAGTTATTGCTACTCGCCCAGGTATTGACTCTGATGAACACCAGCGTGGTCAGTTTGATGACATCATGTGGGTTCAGGTCGCTCGCGCTCGCTTTGCAACATTGCAGTTGGAAGCAGCACAGAAATCTGTACAGGCTCCATTTGCTTTGCCAGCAGACGTTAACGTTCTTGAGATTGGTCCAGATGCAACTATCCGCTCTGCCAATCCTGAGAAGATCCGTCGTGTAGCACTTGATATTCCTAACGGAATCTTCCAAGAGACAGCTGCACTTGATCAGGAACTTCGTGTTGGTTCACGTTATCCACAAGGCCGTCTAGGTCAGCAGTCAGGATCTATCGTCACAGGCCGTGGCGTAGAAGCACTCATGGGTGGCTTTGATACTCAGGTTAAGACAGCACAAGCTGTATTTGCTGAGGCGTTCCGCCACGTCATGCGCATGTGCTTCATGATGGATGAAAAACTATTTGGTGATGTTGAAAAGGAAGTACGCGGTGTAAACGCTGGCGCTCCTTATGAGATTACCTACACCCCGAAGAAAGATATTCAGGGTGATTACTGGTGCGATGTATCTTATGGCATGATGGCTGGACTTGATCCAAACCGTGCTTTGGTATTCGGACTTCAAGCTCGCGGAGATAAGTTAATCTCACGCGACTTCTTGCGTCGTCAGATGCCATGGGAGATGAACGTCACCATGGAAGAAGAACGAGTTGAAGTAGAAGAATTACGTGATGCGTTGATGCAATCTGTTGCAGCATACGCTCAAGCAATTCCATCAATGGCTGCACAAGGACAAGATCCTTCAAAGGCAATTACAGCAATTGCAGCAGCAATTAAGGGACGCATGGCAGGAGATAACATTGAAGATGTTATTGCACAAGCCTTTGCCCCCGCTCCAGTATCCCCAGAAGAAGCTACCGCAGGTGAGGCTGAAGCCCCTGGACAGGTTCCTTCTGGGGCACCTACACCGCAAGGCATGCCTGCTGCACCGCAAGGTGGCGCACAAGGTGGTTCTGCATTGCAGAATCTATTAGCAGGACTTTCATCTTCTGGACAGCCAGCGCTTAGCGCATCTGTTTCCAGAAGGTCGCCAGCCTAACGTTTCTGGCGATCAAACAAACCTATAGGAGATACATCATGGCAACACTTAAGTCATCATTGACTACAAAGGTTCCTTCACCAAAGAACCAGGGTTCAATGGGTTCATCAGAAGCCGTTACCCAGAAAACAAAAATCCAGCCTAAGAAGGGTCCAGAGTCAACAGGAAAGTCAACAGTCCTTTACTCAAAGCAGCCTTCAGGCACAAAGGGCGTAGGCACAACAGCAAGCAAGCCACGCGGTAAGTAATTAAATGTCTGACGATCAGGGCAGAGTTCCTACGCAAGTAACTAAGTGGGATTTCTTTGCCCTGCTCGCAGATACAACAGCAGCAATTTTAATTGATATAGCGAGCGGGTTTGACATCTTGACTCAGATGTTTGAACACCAAGCAAGTTTCGTGGATGATAAAAAGTCGTTCCACGAGTATGCAGCCCGAACCATTGAGACACTAAAAGAGGGAGAATAAGTCATGCCACAGGCAAATAAGCCAGCAATGACATCAGGCCCTGGGGCTTTAAGCCAAAGAACCGATGGCGGACCAGCATCAAAGCAAGCACTTCGTTATGTGGCAGGTATGCCTAATTACGGAGATGCACAATCGCTAATGGATATGCAGGCATCTGCACCAATGGCA